CCCGGTAAACCAATAAATGGAAATGCAATTCTTGATAACTGTAACCTTGCAGAAAACAATAATCTATTTGCTCCTGCTAAAACTTCAGGTGGTATTTCGCCTAATGGCGTATTTGTGGGTCCTCTTCCAGTTGTCCAGTTTACATATTTTGAGATATCAGAAAGTATTTCTGGTGTCATATCCGTGCCTAAACCTTCTAATTGTCTATATAAAGTTAATCCTGCATCAGCTCTTACAGTATTTAAAAAAGTAGAATGAAACCTTGATGAGCCTCTTACAATAGGTCCAAGTAATGTAAAAGCTGGAAGTTTTTCTATAATACTTGGCATAAAAGATTCTTCTCTTTTGCTAAGAACTGGGCTTAATCTATCTGTTGATTCAAGACCGGCATCAATTAAGTCTTGTACTCTTTTGTCGGCAAATAACTCTTGTTGTTTTCTGTAATTAAAGTCAGGACTAAAAACAGCTTCTGTTATAGGTCTAAACATATCTTTAAGACCTTCACCTAATGCTCTTGCAGCAACTTTTGGTCTTATTAAAACTTGAAAACCTGCTTGTAAAAAAAGTGCTGAAATGTCAAAAGTTGCTTTTAAAACTCTAGGAATATTCCAAATTGCATCAAATATTTGAGCACCTCTACTTGGTTGATTTGGGTCTCTTTTAAATTGATTTATTGTATCTACAAATTCTTTTCCAAATACTTTTTTGAGTAATTGCAAATCTCTACCTGTAGGTAATTGTCCTTCAAGTGTTAACCTAGGTATGCCTATTGTAGTATCTTCAACAGGCACATCTCTTCCTGAAGGTGTTTTCTTTGTTGTTTTAAAAGTTTTAGTAGCAAACCTTTTTTGTCCTTCAGTATAAGTTGGGTCACCCATTAATTTAATAAGTGCTTTTATTGCATCCATTTTATCAGTATTATTTAATAAATTTTCATTTATTGCTTTTTGTAATTGCCAAACTTCGTCTTCATTAAAAATACTTGTTTCTTGAACATCAAATTTTGTACTTTTAGCATTTATTGTTGCTATAAATTCAGGTATACCTGTTTTTGGTATTATTGTTTTATAAGTAGGTATACCTGCTGATTTAGGTCTGTATTCTATTTTTGTTGTAACACCTTTTCCATCTATATTTATTCTTTTTATTTCATCTACTTCAGCTTTTTTTGCATCATTTAGAGCTTGCTTTACACTGCCAGTTCTTTCAATTGTTTCAGAATAAGCTGCATCTCTAACTTTTTTAATTCTTCTTGTACGTTCTTTTCCTGCTTGTTCAATACTTGTTGCAGTTTGCACATTACCAGTTCTCACTGCAGTAATTAATCTATCAAGAATACCTTGCTGAGTATCATTAAGAATTGCATCGCCTTTTTTTGCATCAGGGTCCCATTTATATGAAGCTTTAAATATTTTTATAACTTTACCATTACTGGTAACAACATCATGCACTTTGCCTTTTAAATTTGGATTAATAGTTTCTTCGTAATCTGCAGCAGGATTTTTTCTAGGTTTTAATTTTAACTCTTCTACTGTTTTTAAAACTTCATTTAATTCTAATTTTGAAGGGTCAGTATCTGGCAAAGCATCAGCTACTTTTTGCAAGCGATTAGTATTATAGGTAGTAAGAAGTTTTTTATACAAAAAATCTTTTTGTGATTGAGTAATTGCACTAGACTTAGTTGTTTGTTTTATGTAGTTATCAATAAATCTTTTTTGATTTGAAGTAACTGCTTTATAATGTGCATTAAAAACTGGGTCATCAAGTATTTCTTTTGCATAATTAGGGTTGCTACCATCTAAACTTGAAGCAGCCAGTGCAACATCCTCACTCTTGAAAGCATTTTTTATTCTTGGAACATTAACTTTTGATATTAGTGCACTACCACCTACAGTGCCTGTTAATCCAACAGCAATTGCTGCTGCTGCATTTTCAAATCCGTATGCAATGCCTTCTTCTTTTCTTTTTTCAGTCCCTGCAAGTGTCGTCAAAGTTGGCGTAGTTAATGCAACTTCGCCAGCAAGTCTTTTGCCCACTCCACCTTTAGCAACAGGTTCAACAAGTAATTCTGCTGGTTTTAATAAAGCCTTAGTACCCTTACCTAATGTAGTTGCAGGTAATGCTGCTCTAGTAGCTTTAATACCAGCACTTGCTGCAGGTCCTAATCCTACTGTTCCTGCTGTTATTGCTGCATCTAACGGTGATGTCAAATACGCAGCACCTCCTGCTAATGTTTCTGCAGGTGTCATGCCACCAAGAAAAGGTACAGCTTCTGGTATTTCAGGACCACCAGCTCTTGCAGCAAACTCCATAGCAACCTGTGGGTCAATTAAAGGTTGTTGTACTTGACCTACTTCATATAAAGGTTGACCATCAATATCTATATTTCTAAACTGTTCACCTGCTTGCCCAAAACCATAACTACCAAGTTCTGCTAAACCTAAACCAAATTCTTTTACTCTTTGTGGGTCAATCAAACCACCTTTGCCTATAAATTGAGATGGTTCTTGTGTTACTGGTGCTTCAGGTTCTGGTTGAGGTTGAGGTAATTGAGGGTTACTGTCTTGTATAAATTGAGTAAAAACTTGTGGGTCTTTTACTTTAACAGTAGGAATCCCGGTTACTTCTTTAGCAATGTTATCTAGTTCTTGTTTATTATTGCCTTGATTTAACCAGTTGTTCAAATCTTCTTGAAATCTTTGAAATACCATTATTATCTTCCATAAAAGAATCTACCAGTAGAAGTAATACCTCTTTCGCCCATGCCTGTTTGGCTCATTGGTGCATCTTTTTGCATTTTGTTTACATCTAATCCTGCCATGTAATCTAAAAAAGGCATTGCATCTTGACCACTTGCAGTTCTTCTTACATTTTGCCCAAGAAAATCTGAAAATATAGGTTGGTATTGGTTTTCAAAAAACCTTCTTTGATTAAAAGATAAGTTTTGTGGAAGACCAGCAAAGAATACATCTCTAGGTGCAGCATCATATAATTGTCTTTGATAGCTTGATAGACCACCAGTGTCAAAATTTGGCATTACCATTTAAGTTAATCCTAACCTGTTACCTAAGAATTCTAAGAAACCTGCTTCTCTTTCTGGTGCAGCAGCAGTTGCAAATTGTGATGTCAAACTATTAGCAGTAGGAATTATTCTGCTTCCTAAAAATGAACCATATCTATCTTGTGCTGCTCCTGATGCAAGATTAAGTAAATCATTAACTGCTTGACTGTTGTTCATGCTAGGATTAGTCAATTCTCGCAATGCAGTTAGTTGTGCTGGATTTGTTCTTAGAGAACCATCATTTGCATTACTAAAATTAGTATTGCTGCCTGCTAAAAGATTTCTAAATGTATCTCTTGCGTTTTGGAAAATATCTACACCTTGTGCTCCAAGGTTTTTTGCAGCTTCAGCTAGCCTAAATTGTGATGCTCTTTGTGCTTCAAGTTTTTGAGCATCAGTTGCGTCTGCATTCACAAATGCATTATTTGTTTGGTCGAAAATTATTTTTTTATCTCTAGCATCTAAATCACTAACTCCTGTAGAAGCAAGATAATCTTGGAAAGTTTTTGGGTCTTGTAAAGCATTAAATAATATTGAAGAAAGCCCTGCACCTTGCCTGTTTTGAAAAAATCTTCTTTCTGCTCCACCTAATTGTTCATCAGGGTCACGACCTAAACCTGATGTAAAACCTCTTTGAAATTGAGCAAATGGTGCTCTTTCTTGTTCAAGTTGTTCTCTAGTTAAATTTAAAGGTGCTGTTGAAGCTACATCTTCAGCTTCACCTGATGTAAGTGTATCATCCTCACCAATAAGTCTTGGGCTTGTAAATTCTACTGACTCTCCTTCTGGTAAACCTGCATTTGCCTTACTTTCTGCATCTCGTTGCGATGTTCCCGGAACCTTAATTGTTCTTTTTCTACCATCTCTACCAATAACTATTACATCATATTCATTCATTATTCTTCAAGTCCTATACTTCTAAGTAATTGAGTTCTATCACTTTGAGCTCCGGGTCGGGGACCTGCCGTGTTATTGCCTTGGTTTGGTGATGGAGTGTTGGGTATGCCACCCATGGCTGCATTAGGCATTACCTCTGGTCTTACTCCATCCGATGTAGGGGCTCCCTGTTGTTGGGGTGCCGTTGGCTGCTGCATCTGTCCATATTGTTGCATAAACGTCATGCGTTGTGCAAGTTCTTGCATCTGCTTTTGTTCCTCAGCAACTTTTATTTCTTGCAAGTAATGTTGAGCCATCTGCTCATCACCACTCTTCATTGCTGCAGTGTAAAGCTGAACTAACTGCATAATAGGTGATGATGTTCTTGCAATTTGTTCAAATATTCTTTGTCTTTCTAAATCTGCATCCTGCATTCTAAGTATTTTATCTCTAGCAAAGTCCATCGAGACTAATGACTCACCACTTGCTGTAGGTTGAGTTGCCATCTGTGCAATAGAATATCTTTGCATATCGTCTTCTGGTAATGCTGGAAGTAATGTAAACGTTAAATCGCCATGATTTTTAATATCATCAGGTGCAATCGGTCCATTAAAAGGCATTTTAGCGTAAGTTTTCCCAGAAACATTTAATGGTTTGTACGATTTAGTTTCATACATCATAACTAAATGCTCAAAAGACATCTCTAATAAATTCTGTACTGCTGTTAATCTTGGGATAACTTTCTGTTCGATGTTAGTTCCAAGCTGCCTCATTGCATAACCAGAAATAGGTGCCTGCAATATTCCAAAAGCTTGAGGTGGCAATCCACCGTCTACTTCATCATCATTAATTGCACCAAGTAATACGTCTGCATCTCTTGGTGATTGTGACAATGGCATAGGTTGCACATCTTCTTGGTTCTGAGTTGACACATTTATCTGTGACCCCTTCTTAGATGGGTTGTCTTCTAACGCCTTAGTTCCGTCTAATGAAGAAACTTTATAAGCTTGGTCTACTGCTCTTGCAGCAAGTGCCATCCTGTAAGAGAAAACTCTATTTTTAAATTTAATTATATCCCTGTTAGCAGCGAAAATGGACTCAGAGAAGTCTCGAATTGGGTCTTCGATGTCAGCCATACTGTCAATCTGTCTCATTCCTGTATCAGATGTGGCAAGTAATGGTACGCTACCAACAGGAACAGAACATATCGGGAACATCATTGAGAATGTATCTGCAGGTTTCTTTGCGTACTTGTCATCAATAATGACGTAATTCATATATTTAACTTTGCCATTTACAATCTGTCTTTCATAGCAATCGTAAATAAACTCAACCTCATGTCCGTCATCAAGCGTGACATCGTTGAATTTAAAATTTTTATAGGTGTCCCTAATTTCAATTCTTGTTTTAGTCATTCTGTATGCTGCAAATACTGGCTCATCTTCTCCGTACTGAACAACCAAATGCCTAGGGTCTAAAGGTTTTATCTCAGCATAAGTCTCACCGTTTGCCTGTTTTCTAAGCAATGACCTTGCTGCTATCCTACCACCCCGTACCGTAGAGTACCAAGCTAGTTGTGATACAAGTAAAGGCTCACCTTTTCTTTGCAATCTCTTGTTTATTTGCCTGTGCATACCGATAACTAATCTTTCTAAATTATCGTTTGCAGCACGCTTCTGTTCGTCTGCTGCATCATTGTGCACTCTTACAACTTGCTCAGAACCAGAAATAAAACTTTCTATCTTGTCTGCTAATGTTCTAAGTGAGTTAGTTGTGTAAGCATCTTCTGGGTCGACACCTTCCTCTTCGTCTGGAACAAATTGAGTTAATCTCCATGAGGAATAATCCATATCCATTCTGTCATGTAAAGGTTGGTCTTCGTCAAATAGAGTTTCTATTTTATTTAAAATTCCATTTACTACTTCGTCTTGAGTTTTTCTAGCCATTATCTAAACCTTGTTACTGGGATTGTTTCCCTCTGATAGTTTTCATTGCCGGCATAACCAAACTGATTAACCATCAGGTAAGTCAATGCCTTTATAGCATGATTATACTTGTCTCTTGGAACATTTCCAACTACCCCACCTTCTCTATTCATCTGCCAACTGTAAACTCTAACCTGTCCATCAAAGGGATTTGGTGCTCCACCAAGCTCAGAAATTAGTCCTCTACACTTGGGGTCAATAATTAATCCGGGCTCCATCTCCAAAGGGTCAGGTTTTAACATGCTATTCATTCTTTCAATCCCGTCAATTATCTTTACGGGCTGACTTTGCATAATAATATTTCCTTGTTTAAACCATATCTCAGTATTTGATGGCATTGCTCCGGCATGTGCATTCCCTGCAACGTCAATTACTCCAAACTTATTAGAATTATTCCACCAGAATCTTCTTTTAGCCAAATCAATTATGTCTGACACAACTAATTCTCTCTCATAAATTTCATCAAACACTTGAACTTGACCATCAATTATATGGCAAACCTCAACGGCATACGCACTCTCTGTCATCCTAGAATATCCGGGGTCTAAAGCTAAATAAACAATCTCATCGGGGTCATATTCTACTTCCCTCACATGAATATTTACATTAAATGACGGATGAACTAATCCACTTGGAGGACTTGGTATTCCGGCGACACGTTCATTAAACCATTCATCGGAATGCTCAACCTTCATCTTTTCAATTTCGGGGTCATCCTCTCCCAACGGAAATATATGTGTATTAGTCCATGTCGGTAAAGAAAAACTTTTCGCACTCTCTAAATTTTGGATACCCGGAGACTGCCATGACGTAAATTGTTGGGGGTACCATCCCAGACTTCCCTCGAATGTTCCCTCTAAAAATACCCAACCACGCTTTTCTGCCACTCTCTCCATCAATCGCCAGTAACTTTCTTGGTCCAACTGCGAAGCCTCACATGCAACGATGCCCATTGGAGCTTCCATCGCAAGTTTCCTGTAGTCAGTCGCAGACTTAGTCTTTATTATCAACGGTTTTAAGTTCTTAGAGCCAACTGACACCTCAATATAACCGGGGTCTACTTGTCGTGTGGCACGTTTAATAATCCCTAACCTGTTAAATGCATCGCCCAGATAGTCAAACTCCCCTCTAGTCCTCTCATAATCTGCAGCAACTAGCCAATAGACACTGCCCGAAGCATTATCAGGGTCCTCAACTATCTTAGCCATTATCTTTTCAAACATATACATAGCCCCAAGGTTAGACTTTCCTGCTCTTACGCCACCTGCGACTAATTTGAATCTAGCATCATCGTTAAGAATATCAAGCTGTGCTGAAGTAGGCTTGTATCCGATGGCTTGGAACAATGCATCTCGTTGTGTTTCTATCATGAGTCACATTCTAGCATAAAATTTACAGGAGGTAGTACCACATAGATACACAGACATTGACGACTAAGAACCACCCCCCCATCACCAAGTACCACCCAACACCCACCACAACCACCACCACCACATCACCACCACCACCACCACCCAACCACCCCAAGCTCGAAATTTTTCTTGGCTGGGAAGGGTCAAGGAATGAGGCTGAGAGTCCCTAGAATCCCCGTAGCCGTGCCCTACTGTGTTAGGGGGTACTTTGGGGTCATTGGGTCTGTCTTCGGGTTACTTCCAAATAGGGGCATATTAACATTGTTTGGAATGTCCTAGGTCAGTTTAGAATAGTTCGTAATAGTTGGACACTTTGTCCTTCATTCTACTTTATTAGTTTAGAATGTCTTACGGCGTTTTAAACGGCGTTACTCCGTTTTATCTATTGGGGTTTTTGGCTCAGGGTTAGGAAGGTTAATATTAATTAAAGCCTGAATAAGGCTGTTAGCTTGCTCGTCTATGGTTGTTTGGTTCTTATGGTCTCCGTACCTATCAGGATATTTTTTAGACAGTAGCCATTGGCTATTTTTACTCTTAACAGCTTCATTGTCAGCAGTCGTTAATTCCGTTAATTGCATAGCCTCAAACTCTGTTACAGCCCCTGTAACAGTATCATGTAGCTTCAAGGTAAGTTGCTTGTATCTGTCACTAGGGTTCAGGTTCTTAGTATCTGTTACAGTAACAGTATCTATAGTATCAGTATCAGTATCAGAATCTAGGGTTACTCGGACTTTCTCGCCGAAACGTAACCAACCCATAGCCACAGACTCAGAAACCCCACAGTGTCGAATTATGGCTGATGTAGGGTGTAGCCCTAGGCGTTCAATATCTTTCTTTATTAACTCAATCTTTTTATTATCTAACTGTATTTTTCTGCTCATAGTCTTTTTTATTTTATCAGGTTGTATTTATATTTAAATGAAGGTGCCACATTATCCCTTATTATTTTATATGTTGACATAATGATTTAAACCATGATAAGCTCTAATCAGTGGTTGATGTTGGTAGGTTGTTAGACCCTCAGGGACTAAGCAAACTTAGAAGGCTTAGAAGTCAGGCTTGAACCCTGACAATTGGGGGCAACGTGAAACGGCAGGGGGGGGAAGTCATAGAAACCGAGTAATTCGGTCAAGTCGAATGAACTTCCTAGACTGTAGTGAATGCAAACGTTTCCAAATAGTGGAGGAACTGAAAAGCTGAAAAAGTCAGGCTCATACTAGAGTTTGAAACAGGAAGCATTAAACAGGTTGTTATGGTTCGAGGTAGTCAAAAAATTGTCCGATACTTTAGGGCAATCATGCACAAGACACTTTGGAGAAAATAAAGCAAATCCCCTTGGGGAGCTTCAAAGCCCATAATCTCAGGTTAAGTAAACTTATTTTCTGAGTTTGCTAAATGTTACCAGATAGTTTTTTTTCAAATCCATTTACTAAATCACAAATTGTGTTGAATGAAAAAAAGCACTCTTATCAATAACTGAAAGTTAAAAAGAAATTACAACAATATTTAATCAATTGAGGTTGACTATTAATGTAATGGTTGCGAGATTGTCAAGACGCTATGAATCCAAGGGTTCAGGCGTGGAGGTTTTCTAGCCTAAGTTATTGAAAAAAAATTACTAATTGAAAAACTGTGAAAGTCAGGAATGAAGCCGAAACTGTGGGAGGTGTATGGTTCTAAGTCGCAAGGCTTAGATTAAATTCAAAGTTTAATAAACCGAAACGAAAGAACCCACGACAACGCCAAGCAACCCCTCCAAAATTGGTTGCTTGGCTTCGTCTTAGTAATAAATAAATTCATAATAAGGAGGAAATAATTATGGGTTACACAATAAAAAACAATAACAGTAAAATTGAAATTGTTGACGGCATTCACTATCAAAAGAATGTAATCAAGGATTGGATTTTAGAACTAGTTAATGATGACTTTTATTCTGACTTTAACACTGATAGTTTATTAGGTGAAAAAGAAATAAAAGATAACTTTTTAGAATTAATTAACACTTGGACTAATCAAAATTCTTGGGGTTCTGGAATGGTTTATAACAGTAACATTCTTAAATTTTATGATGAAAATCAAAAGTTTATTGATGATTATGTTTATGAACAAGCAGAGGAACAAGGTTTAAATTACATAGATTTAATTGCAAGTTTTGGAACTGCAAATACTATGTGTGACATTGAGGACATCAAAATTCAATGCACTGTTTACGCTATTGAGTCTAATGCCTTCATGTTACATGAAGAGATTTACTCAGCAAAATTGTAATATATGAGGGGGGCAACTAAGCCCCCCCATCGTTTTAGTAATAACAACAATCAAGGAGGTAAACAATGATTGACGTTTATATAGATAATACAGGAAATCCAATAATTACGGATTTTTCTACTGCAGAATCAATAATAAACAACGGTTAGGAGGTCAAATATGTCACACGATGGCAATACTGAACTTTACGAAAAACTCTGGGAAGAGGAAGACTCAAACCCTGATAACAAAAATAAATCTTACAAAGAAAAGATGGAGATTGTTAATAAAAGGTTTGAGGATATGCAGGGCTAACCCCCTGCATCATCGTCTTAGTAATAAAAAATTATTCATAAGGAGGAAATTATGAAATTAACAGAAAAAATTAGAAACCAAAAACTCGGCGAAGCTGTAACAATTGGGCTTGAAGAAGAAAACATACAAGATATGTTATTTATCTTCGATGATGATGGCTATGTTACTGACAGTGACATAATGGCATGGTTATACAACAATGATGAGGACACTTGGACTGATGAACAGGGCGACACTATGCAAGAAACTTGGGCTAATGGCGTGAGGGTTAGAGTCAATGATGAATGGGTAAAATACAAATTCAAAGGGGACATAAAAATTTATGGCTCAGAGTTTGGGAGTTCAGGAATTCATGAAATTTCTACAGTATCCCTAAAGCAGGGCTAACCCCCCTGCTTTTCTATCGTTTTAGTAATAAACCAATGACACAAGGAGGAATTTATGTCATTAATAATTGAAAGCCCAAACAAAACTAAACAAGGAATTTCAGCACTAGAAAAAGTGCTTGGTTTTAATGCTATGTTTGGAGGTTACCAAGAAATTACCAAAGATAATTACCATGATGTTTACTTAAGAAATAAAATTCTTATTGAAACTAAAATGGCATTTATGTTTCTTGGTTCAGCTGAAAAGCCTGAATACCCAACTTTAAAAATGGTTAAAAGTTGCATCGGTATGAAGGTCAATGAAATACCAAAGACAAAGCGACAGTTCAAGGCAGAAATTAAAAGACTGTTCATAGAAACGGCTAAGAATGAGGCTAGAAGAGTCATTCAGCAATATGATGAACAGATACAACCCTAATAATATGAGGGGCTGAAAAGCCCCTCAATCGTTTTAGTAATAAACAAATTCATAATTAGGAGGATAATATTATGAAAGTTAAAATACAAAACAGAAACGTTATTGTTGATGAAAATAATGTTGAAGTAAGCCACGAACAAACACTTTTATATAAATTATTTATATCTGTGATTAATTCATCAGGGGTGTTGGGAAGAAGTGTAGACGTATCTGATGAACAATGTTTGAGGCTCATCGAATTCATAAAAGAAAGAGAATGGGAAAGAGAACCATGGAAATTAAACATCGATGCTTTACATTGAGGGGCATTTTAGCCCCTCAATTGTATCGTCTTAGTAATAAATAAAAATTCATAATAAGGAGGTAAATATTATGGAATCAACAATCACAATAAAACCAACTAATCTTGGAATAGGTACAAGTTTACAAGGATTTGTAATCATATCTTATGCTGACTTAGTTTCAGTCTTCGGAACGGAACATAGTGGAGCATCAGCAGATGACAAAGTGTTGGCTGAATGGGAGTTTGAATTTCCTGACGGGACAATTGCAACGATTTACAATTGGAAAGACGGAAAGAATTATGACCCTGTTGATGGTTTAGATAAAGAAGATATTCTTAAATGGCACGTTGGAGGCGTAAACAATAAAGCAGTCGATTTAGTGGCTCTATTGTTGTCAAGCAAATCCATTGATTCAGGCTACGGATATCCTAATATGAGGGGCAATTAAGCCCCTCAATCGTCTTAGTAATAACTAGATTTATCATAGGAGGATTAAAGATGGATAAGGCTCAGGATTATTACGGCAATGATGAAAAATGCATGTGGTGTGACAAGCAATTGTATTGGGATTATGAAGGCGAAGATAGAATGGTTGTAGGAATTAATGGCGATTCAATAACTGCTGTGCCAATTACAATTTGCATTAATAAAGATTGTGAAGACGGACTACCTGAATTCAAAGTATAGGTAAGGCTAAAACTAGCCTTACCTGATATCGTCTTAGTAATTAAGTATAAGGAGGATTATGGCTAAATACAAAGAAAGCGACTTAGATAAGTACATTAGAACCGTCATGGCAGATACGATAATTGATAACTACAAAGGTGCATGGGCATACGCAACCACTGACCAACTGATTGAAGAATTAGAAATTGTTTACAGATTGGGTGTCAAAGGCTTAGACAATATGTACTACGAAGAATTAGAAAGAGAACTTGAAGAGCAAAAGCAGGAGTAAATCTCCTGCTCGATATCGTCTTAGTAATAAAAATTCATATAGGAGGAATAAATATGAGCGAAGAAAAAGAAGTAAAAAAATATTGGGTTGAAGAATGGTCTCAAGATACAAGGCATTATGCTATTGACTCTAACTATCCTTTAAACTCAGAAATCCTTGAGGCAACATATTATCATGTTGACATGGATAATACAGAGGGTGAAGACATCACAGAGGAAGTAAGACAAGAGATGGAAGACCAAGGTTATGACAGCCTTCCAAAGGATTTAAAAGTTACTGTTAAATTTACAAGCACAGAGTATGGTGATGATAGTCAGATTTGTAGTGGTGAATTTGCAGTTCCAAAGGAAGAGGCATAAGCCTCTTCCTGTATATCGTTTTAGTAATAACAAATAATAATAAGGAGGTAAATTGGCTAATGTTAAAAGAAAATTGGAAAAGATTATTCAAAACTCGGAAGACTTTGATGTTTTCAATCTTCACAGTCTCATCAATACTCATGGTGTTGTTTGGGTTGAGGAAAAAATAAAAGAACTCAACAAGCAACTGAAGGAGGGATGATGAGTAGAGTATTGACAGATAAAGAATGTGAGGTTTTAGCCGAGATTGGAAAGAAAATACGCAAGAGTTTGGAATGCGACATAAATAGTACAGGGCTACCTTGTCGCACCGACAGGCTTGAAAGCGTAAAACTAATGTCGCAATACCTAGCAATTCATGACATAAAAGAGGAGGCTTAAACGCCTCCTCAATATCGTTTTAGTAAAACAACCTATAAAGGAGGAATAAATATGGGTAAAACAACATACAAACTTGAAGAGTACAAGCAACAAACTAGGTGCTATGAGATTGTAACAAACAAAGAACTTCCCAAAGAAATAATAGAAGAAGTATTTTATTGGGGAGATGGTGATGAATTTCAAGGTCAGGAAATTGACATGACAAGATGTGCATTGCTTGAAATCAAAAAAGACAAAACTCTTGATGTAAAAGACTATGAGGGTCTTGAGGTAAAACTTCAATTCATCGAGTCAGGTGCAGGAGACTTTACTGAACTTGACGTAGAGGAGGTGAAGTGATGATTAGCACTTGTACAGATTGTAAGACAGATATGGATATAGATTGTCTTAGAGGTGGGCTTGATGATATTGATTATGACAAAATTAATCCATTCACTGATGATGATTTTTTATGTGATGAATGTATAGAAAAAAGATTTAAAAAGGAGAAAAACCGATGTGGAAATTCACACAGGAAGAAATAGATGATGAGTATGAGAAAGCTTTAAAGTGGAAGAAAGAGTTAATGTGGGAGCAGGGATAAACCCCTGCTTCTCAATATCGTTTTAGTAGAGGGCATAATAAGGAGGAAATTATGACTAAGAAAGTAAGTAATACAACTAAATCTACCTTTGAAGTAGACGTTAATGGACTTAAAGAATTGTTTGGTTCAACTCCTGCATGGAGACATGCAGTAGAACTTGTAACCAACGTGTTCGATGAGTTCTTAGGCTACGAAGAAGGCATGGTGTCGCCAACTTCTTGTGTGGTAACTCTCACAAAAGATGGCAACAGACCTGCACAACTTACAGTTAAAGATGATGGTGGTGGTTTTAAAGACCCAACCGATATCTACACACTGTTCAGAACTACTGAAAAGAGGAAAGACCCTAATGTTTCAGGGAGGTTTAATGCAGGTGAGAAACAACTCATTGCTGTATCAAGGGAGGCTGTGATTAAGACTAGAAATTACACTGTTAAATTTAATAATGGTGCAAAGAAAGTTACAAAGCACAAAGACCCTTATCACCACAAAGGAACTACGATTGAGGCAGTATTGCCTATGGTCAAAGGTGACTTTGAAATTGCTTTAGAAATGTTGAGTAATGTGATACCACCAGAAGGCATAAACTATATTGTCAATGGTGAGATAATTACAAGACCTATAGCAAAACATCAAGTAGAAGTAACACTACCAACAGTAGTATTGCAAGAATTTGATGGGATGGGAATTACTGCGATGAAAAAGACCAACAGAAAAACTAAAGTTGAGGTTTTTCGACAAGACAAACCATGGCTGTATGAATTAGGTATCCCTGTAATGCCTTTAGAAGAAACTGCTTACAGTTTTTCTCTAAATGTTAATCAGAAAATACCTATGTCTATGAGTAGAGACCTCGTAAAAAGAGAATACATTATGAGGTTAATTGGTTTGGTAAATGAAGCATCTGCTTTAGATGATGTCATTCTTGTTAGTGAAGAAGACCAAGGTGCAAACTTTGAAAAAGAAAGTATGTCTTACGTTAAAGACGGTGAGGCACTTTCTAAACTCCACAACACGGTAAGACCTAACTCACTGCTATATTCATCCAATATTAGTGCAAATATACAAGCACAAGAAAATGGATTGAACATAACACAGCGAGGCACTTACGACCAAGATACTTTAGATAGATTAAAGAAGAATGAAATTACCCAGTCAACTGATGTGGCTTACGGTAATTTTGTTCCGACAAGACCCCAACCATCTTCATTTAGGCAAAGTTGTCCTAAATGTGGATTTGTTGGATAAATAACTAATAATTAAATATGCCCTCTTCTATGTTCCATTCCCATTCCCGTTCCTAGGGTGGGAATAGGGAATGAAACGTATTAGTAATAACAAGTCATAGGAGGAAATTATGACAATCAATAAATTAGGATTAGCAGAAGCAATCACTGGTGCAATTAGTGATAGAGGTTTTGATAGTTACGATGATACAGAAATGCTCGTAAATCAAGGGCTAGAAGGGTGGGATGAAGACAGCCTCATTGAGAAAGCTGTTGAGTTTAATATTGACGTAGATGAGTTCAAAGAATAATATGAATTTGTGACTTTCTAGTCAACCTCAACCTAGACATCCGGTGACCTGTAACAAGGTCACCGTGTCTTAGTAAACAATAATATGAAACAAGTTTCTATATATAAAACTGAAGAAATTGTAACTTTAGTATCTCAAAGCCCAGAAGCTAGAAATTTTATAGCAAATAATGTAGACAAAAAACATTGGGCATATCAAGACCCAAGCGATGAATATAACTCGCCTATAATTGTGAATCCTGATTTCTATATACCAATCATTGGAATTTTAAAAAGTAATAACTTTGATGTTGCAGTCAATGGTAAATAATGGTATATTAAAAAACGTTTTAGTAAATAATAATCAGTTAAAGGAGTAAATATGACAACTGAAAACACGACTACACCAAACCCTTATGCTCATGAGAGTGACACTATTGAATTGTCAGTTTCTGAGATGCAAAATGCACGAGCAATCTATAATCGTGTAGAGGTTACAGTTAAATCGTTAGGGCAATACAATGTTAGAGGTCAGGAATTCAAACAAGTTTCTCTTCAAGAAGTTAATGGTTTCTGGAATCCTCCTCATGCACTGTCAGTGGGAGCCAAAGGTATTGCTATTCTTTCTATTAATAAGAGTGCAACAGGAACGCTTTACCATGACATACAGGATTGGGAACAGACTGAGGGTGGAGTTGCAGTAGCACCTGCTCAAAAAGTTTCTGTACCCGTTGCTACATCAGGTAACAGTATGGATGGTAGGAATAGGTCTATTGAAAAGCAAGTTGGTGTTAAAGCTCTTATTGAGTTAGCACCTCATTGTGAAGCTTTAGTATCAGCAGGTTTCATGAAGAGTGAAACTGCAGCCAGAGTAATTAGACAGGCAGTTTTAGGTGCTGAAGAATTACTAGGGGAGCTAAGTGAAAACGATGGATAAAATGCTTTACACAGTCCTTGAGGCTAAAGAGATGTTAGGCATTGGTAGAAACAGACTTTATGGTTTAGTTAAAGAAAACAAAATAAAGACTGTTAAAGTTGGCACACACATTAAGATTACTAAAGAGTCTATTGATGACTTCATGAGTAGACTTGAACGTGCCGGCTCAATCGATGACCTGCAAGCAATTAATTAATCGTAACGAGGGAAGTTAAAAAGGTCTTCATAAACCTCTCTCTGCAACCCTCGTTACATTTTTTTCGGACACAGGTCCCTCCAAGAAGCGATAAGTATTCCTTGTAATTAAGGCTACTCATCCCTGTGTCCGGTTACTAACACATTGAGAGGTTGGGGAATTTCCCAGCCTCTCATTAGAAAGGAAATTTATGATTGAAAAGAGGATTATAAGATTACTAAAAGACAAGTCTGAGATATCTATTGTAGGTATATCAGGGCAACTCGGAGTGTCAAAGAGGTCAGTACAGAGAAAGTTAAAAGTAATGATGGCTGATGGGTTAGTTGATAGAATAAGTAATAAAACAGGAAGAGGTAATATTCAAGTGTATGAAATAAAGGGTGACAAAAGGGTGACAGAAAGGGTGACAGAAAGGGTGACAGAAGAAACATGGATAGACAGATTCAATAGTTTCTGTAACAAGTTACTAGATACTAAAGATACTAAGTATCTAACAGAGAGACAGTTACTATTAGTCGAAAAAGAATTTGAAAATAAGAACATAGAATACAATGTTGAGGAGTTTTGTTCTTATTGGGGTGTGGTAAATAAACCAAAAACATTTGTCCCGTACTTGAGGTTAAGGACATGGCTAAGGAAGGCAAAAGATTATGAAAGAAACGAAATTCAAAAAGTTAATAGAAAGTCGAAAGGAACAAGACTTATCGATAATAAGGGGGACAAGTTTAAAGATTCCAAGCTCAATGAACTCGCAAGAAGAAGTCAAAGCATTCAGTGAGGAATTAATTAAAGTATGTCTACCTGATAAGTTAACACCTATTGATTCAGTGGAAGCAGGGAATCCTGCAATACCATGGAACAGATTACCAAAAGATGTTAAAAAAATTGTAGACATTGAGGTAGCTAAAAGACATAGGGAGAATTTGCATGCTCTTAGTGAGAAGGCTAGGGACAATGCAAACAAGCCATTTATAACACCAACAGTGTGTATTTGTAGTGGCATGGGGTGGATAAGTGGATTGTATCCGGTTGGAGATAAGAACTTTGGAAAGGCTTTCCCTTGTGTATGCAAGGTTAATGAGACTGACTACAGTAAATATCTATGGGAGGTATCAACTTTATCTGACTCAACATTCCAAAGATTTAAGAATTACGAAATTAGAAACAACGAATGCAAGATTGCGAAAGAATCTACATTTACTTGGGCAAGTGGTGAGAATAGTCCATGGATGGTGATGCTTGGTAATGTTGGTGTAGGAAAGACTCACCTAGCAAAAGCATCAGTATCTTGGATAATTGGAAGAAGCGAGATGGTTGTCTATATGACATCAGCAGAACTTGCATCTAAGGTAAAATCTTACATGGATACCAATAAGTATGATGAGTATGTTAAACATCTTAAAAATGTGAAGCATTTAATAATTGATGACTTAGGTAGAGAATATTCTACTGATTACGTTAGGTCGTTATTTTATGAGATACTAGACTATAGATACTCAAGAAGGATGAGGACCATGATTACATCTAACTTTTCATTAGACGAGCTAGAGCAAGTGTTTGACTTTGCTGTTGTTGATAGGTTTAAAGATGTAATGGTTAGCACTCTTGTGGTTCTTGGTGAGACTCAGAGTATGAGGCAAGAAAAAAGGAATGAATTGCCATGGGATTAATCAATGATGACTGCATGAATATACTACCCAAGTACGAAGATAACTATTTTGACTTAGCTATTGTAGACCCACCTTATGGGATTAAAAGATTTGGGGATAGAGTAGAAATAGAGGTAATTGAAACTAAAATTAATGAATGGGATATCAAACCAAGCCCTGAATATTTTAAGGAACTGTTTAGAGTTAGTAAAAATCAAATAATATGGGGAGCAAACAATTTTACTTTGCCTAATACAGAATATTTTATTATATGGGATAAGCAACAAACAGTAGATAATTTTGCATCTGCCGAATTTGCGTGGACTAATATTAAAAAACCTGCAAAAGTATTCAGACATTCAATACATAAAGTAATGGCTAGCAGAAAACAAGAAAAAGGAAAGATACACCCTACGCAAAAACCTGTAGAGTTATACAGATGGCTGTTAGAAAACTACGCACAACCAACCGACATGATATTAGACACACACTTGGGTAGTGGTAGCAGTGCGATTGCTTGTCATTACTTTGGGATTGAGGAGTTTGTGGGCATAGAGATAGATAAGGAATATTTTGACAATGCAAAAACAAGAATTGAAAAAGAAACTAGACAGATAAAATTACTATGATTGAACTTAAATTTAAAATAAATCAAAAAACATTTGAGAGATTTAAAAAAAATAAATGTTTAGTACCACAAGATTATCAATTAAGGGAACAAGAATGGAACTCATTAATTCAAACACATTGTGAAAAGATATTTATTGAATCAATAAAAAAACACGAACAGGAGTTATTGTGTCAGTAGACTTTAAAGATAAAGATAAATCGGTTGCTCAATTAAAAGCCGGTCTTGCATGGTGCAGAGATGAGTTTAAAGAACTTTATTGGCAAAAAGAAATTTTAGATGATGATGAGCGTTGGGTAAAGTTCTGGGATAAAATGTCAATGCTACAGCACATGGAAGAATGGTTAAGAAGCATTCATGATTTTAAAGGTTGTGTGTGGGGTTCAGAAGGCAAGTGTCAATATGAACAACCCTTGACCTGTGATTATTGCGTTAAGCAAGTAGATAAATTAAACATAGTATAACTAGGAGGTTACATGAAAGGAACAACAAGAAGCTATCTATCTGTATCTCAGATACGAAAGTACATGAATTGTGGTATGCAATATTACTACAGGTATGTAGAAGGTATGTCTGAGAAAATGGGTAGTGCTGTGCTAAGAGGAAGTAGCGTTGACAATGCTGCTAATGAACATTTTCTTAAACAAGCAGTAACAAATCAAGGTCTTACTGAAGTACAATTTGTAGACTTTGCTGTTAACGTTCACGAAAAAGAACAAGACAGCGAGACTTTTGATTGGACTAAAGATGATGTCACTAAAAATAAAAGCAAGGACAGGACTTCTAAACTTGCTGCAACTTACCACAAAGAATTTGGTGGTATGTTTAAGGCTAAAGATGTCCAAGTAGAACTTGTATCAGTAGATGATGACGGTGAAGAGTTTAAAGGTTTTGCTGACTTCATTACTGTTGATGGAATAGTAGTGGATAATAAAGTTAAGAAAAGGAATGTTACTCCTGACTTAACCAGAGATGTTCAGCTTGTAAAGTATGCAGATATGGCTAATGTAAATAAAGTAGGCATGGCTGTAGTTCAAGATTTAGATTCACCAAAGACTTTTTATCACCAAGCTAACGTTACACAAGACCATAAAGACAGGGTTAACAAGCGTATTCAGCATGTTAAGTCTGGAATAAAGAATAAAGTATTTATGCCTGCAGCAGAAGGTAGTTGGATATGCACTCAGAAATGGTGCTCATTCTGGGACATTTGCGAGTTTGGAAAATAACTTTAAACAGAATAATGACTTTAGACATGACTTGGAATTTGGACAAGAATCAGAGCATTGGTTTTCTCAATTGTTTAGTAACGTTGTTGAGATAAAAACTGAGCGTGATATATGGTCTCACACAAAGAAAATTGCTGTGGAACTATACGATGAACGTAGAGGTAAAACTACCGGATTAAATACTACTGAAGCAGATTACCAAGTCCATGTCTTTGCAGATAAGAAAGGCAACAAGTTTGGAGCCATGATTATACCAACACAGATACTTCAAGAGCTTACATGGGGTAAAGATAAAGTGCCTATGGGTGATGCTGATATTAACGGTAAAAGAAGTTATGGTGTATTATTGGAGGTCAAAGAAGTATTTATAGCAATGGTAAACAAGTGCAGGAGTTTAAAAGATGGGTAAGTTTAGACCTCAGATATTTTTAAGCATATTAGTTTTAGGTGCATTAGCAGTTATAGGCTTGATGGAAGGTGTGCCGGAAGTAAGTACAGGAACCATTGGAGGCATTATAGCCTTGGGTATGAAAATACTAGAGGATGAATAATGGAAAGACCTTTAACACTAAATGAATCTATTATAAGAGATAACCCTGACATTGAAATAATGTTGGCTGACGGCTTTGAAGAAGCATTTATAGGCATTGGGTACCAATTTAACAAAACAGTCGCTGTATACGACAAAGAGAGGTGCTTACAAGTGTTAATGGACAGAGATGGTATGACTGACGATGAAGCTATAGAATACTTTGACTACAATGTGACCGGTGCTTACGTAGGTCCACTCACACCAATATTTATGGACAATGTTCAAATACATTCTAAAAATTAATTATTCTAAATTCATCTAATTTATATTGTCCATGTTGTTAATTCACACATTCTTAAAAAAAATTCTAATTGTCCAAGGAGGATAAAATGCATAGTAGTGTATGGAAAAACTGGGAGAGAAAGTGGGCAGAGTTCCTTGGTGGGGACAAAGTAAATGCCAAAAGAATACCTGTAACCGGAAGACACTCAGGTGATGTACCTGACGTTGAAACTATTAAGTTCGCAGTAGAAGTTAAAGCTGGTAAGGTGGTTAGTTCTAGGACATTAAAAGCTGTAGAGCAAGCACGAAAGGCTGCAATTGCTACCAGAAAGATACCTATAGTTGCACAGACTCATAAGAAAAACGATAAGACTGCAATTCATTTAGTAACTATGGAACTAGATGTGTTTTTAGAATTGACTAAACATATTAGAGCAGAAGAAAAACGTATAAGAGCAGGCATGGAAGACGTTCACAAATTATCTATTTAGAATTCTTTTGCCAAGAACTGTTTGTTCTATGATAGTTTCTGTGTAATTGTTTTTTATTGCACTTTAAACATTTAACTGTAAATTCATCACCTACAGACTTGCTTGGTTCAGGTAGTTTGTATAAATGGATACAATCTTTTTTCACATTCTAAAATCGAATTGATAAACTTTTTTTCTGTCTTCGCTTCTCTCTTTACATTGAGGGCATATTGCTTTTTTTTGTTCTTCGTAACTGTTAAGAAAGTCAAAGGATTTAACTTGACAGTCATTATTGTTGCAAATGTATTCGTACAATGGCATTAGTCTGGCTTTCTTGCTACTTCACCCATTAACACTTCAATGTTCCCAGAAACATCCCAATTTGCACTTAAAACTGTGGAAGATATAGTTAACGCTTTTGTAATCAAGCTACTATCCCCTGCTATTCGTGAAAAAGATAGCTCCAATTCGCCGACATCTAAGCCTTTGAACGTACATGCACCCCCACTTGAAACAATGTTAGTAAGGTTAAGTTCGTTAACATAAACCTTAGAGGAAGTAATGCTGTCTAAGGGTGCGATATGCAATCTGTCATATAAACCTCCAGAAGTCTGCAATAAATCAGCCATGTAGTTGCCCCCACTAATTCGTAAGTTAGGTATTGTAGAAGTTGCAGCCTGATAGATAGATAAAC